GTTTTTAAATGTTATTTTTTTGTTTTTTTGCTCAATCAAACAGTTTTCTGGGTGACAGAAGATGATTAAAAGATTAAATCTACAGTCAACCATTGACAAAACGATTTTTTGTTTTTTTTATACAAAAAGTGCTATCGCTGTCACGGTTATCCACAGAGTTATACCTAAACCTTGTTTTGGTGATTAGCTTAAAGGTAAGATTCTCGTCACGCGAGAAGCTCTTCAGGCAAATCGATTTGGGAAGGCGGATATCCCTTGAACTCACAAGAAGACTCTCAATCTTACACCGAGTGGACTGGATATCATGGAACGAGTCTTAGTTCTGCAGAAGAGATTGTGGTTAGCAACTACAGAATTAGTAAAGAAGATAACGATTGGTTAGGCAGCGGCGCATACTTTTTCATCGATGGATTTACAGATCCTATCGCTAATGCAGAACAATGGGCTCGGTTCCGTTCTTGGGATGGAAGAGCACGTAAGCGCAAATACCATAGTTATGCTGTGCTAAAATCATTGATACGAACTGAGACTCACCTTGATCTGGATGAGATTGAAGATTTGAAGATTTTCAACACGATCAGGGACAGTCTGGCACAACGGATGAAACAAGAAGGTTATCGAGATGCTACAGCTTTACAAAATGATTGCTTTGTAGCGAATTTTGCTCTTGAGAACCTTAACCTTGACGCGTTGGTACGAAGAGAAGCTATCACTTCTGGGCGTGGTCAATTGCGAGCTCGGATACCAAATTGCAGAATCATGTGTCTGAAGGAACCGACACGATGTGCCATACAGCATGATATTGTCACTAAGGGGTCAATATGAATAAAAAAGCGTGGTTAGAAGCAGCTTTAGCTCTAATCGATACGATGCCACGTGAGGAGTTTTTGTCTGCGCTTGAGAAATGTGGTGTGATGGACAAATCCTCAGAAACGGCAGAAATTGCACAAGAGCTAACCTACTACATGGAAGGTAGTGTTGACGAAAACACTGTGCGAGACGAAGGTCAGGTCTGGCGATGTGAAGTTTTCAGAATGGATGATGAGCTCTTGAGCTTTTTCCCAAAAAATACTAACTCAGCGCCTCAAGGGGCGCTGTCTCATTTAGTGGCGGCGTAAGTCATGCATCTCCAGCTGAAAGATAACAATGTTGATGAGCTCTTCATTACTAAAACTCAAGAAGAAAATGAGCTTGTCAATCGCATAAATTTTACGTATTCCAGTCACTTAGTACCCGAAAGCGATGCAGAATTTTGTGTTAAGTTTGATTTTTTATTGACCTCAGAGAGAGGTTTTAAATTTAAGCTTGTTCATGATTTCATCTTCGAATCCGATGAGCCTTTGGATGAACATTTTTGGAAAGGCAGTTTCCATAAGGTTAATGCTCCAGCAATCGCTTATCCATATCTTCGCGCTTTCGTCAGTACGGTACTTTTGAACGCAGGACTTGAGTCAGTTAACCTCCCATCTATTAACTTTGTTGAAATGGCGAAGAAAATGGATGAACAAGAAACTGAATGATGTTGGTTTGAGTTAATCTCCTCCATTCGACTTCAGCAGGACCAAGACCGCCATTATGGGCGGTTTTTTTATACTTCGATAACTACTAATCGACAAATCATCTCTTAATGGACTGGTAATGCTTCATCCTCGATAGAGGGTATACAGCACCAAACGTTACACATACAGATAATGCGCGCTGATGAAACCCAGATAATGCCTGTAACAATCATGCAAGTGATATCCATTATCATTTAAGGGTCCTCCCGTTGGGGTGACCTACCACGGGGCGGCGGACTCGCGGAAAACGGCTAGTTTTCATTTTTCATAGTCATCATCATCATGTGCACAGGTTATTGATTTTCCAGATGTCGGATTTTCAATGATGTCGATCGTATAAAAAGTGTTCACCATCATGGACCAGGAAATCGCTACTTTAAAACTCAATATCAACCAGCTTGCCGGGATTACTGGCGTACACCGCCAGACCGTCGCTACCAGGCTAAAAAATGTCAGTCCCGCCCAGGGAAGCAACAGCAAACTTAAGTTGTATCTTGTCACCGATATTCTGACAGAATTAATGATCCCGACGGTTTCCTCATCGAATCTTGAAGAGATGACACCCCCTGATCGCCTCGCTCACTGGAAAGCAGAAAACGAGCGGTTGAAATTTGAAGTAGATACCAAGCAACTTATCCCCGCCGAAGACGTCGCACGTGAATTTTCAATGATGGCGAAAGCCGTCGTCATGGTACTTGAAACACTTCCGGACATTCTTGAGCGCGACTGTGCACTTACGCCGGTTGCGGTATCACGCGTGCAAAGCGTGATTGATGACCTGCGCGATCAGGTTGCCCAAAAAGTAATGGACGCTGAACCAGAGGAGGATGAGCCAGAGGAGGACTGATGACAAAACGGGCATCTGCCAGGGGGATACGCCGCGATGTCTCCGGTATTCTTCGTGCCCCACGTCGTATGCAGGTGGCCGATGCGGTCAGCTCATATATGCGTGTGCCGATGGGGGCGGGTAACTCCGTACCATGGGACCCCAATCTGGCCCCTTATATTATTGAGCCGATGAATTGTCTGGCATCCCGTGAATATGATGCGGTGGTGTTTGTCGGACCGGCCCGAACCGGGAAAACGATTGGCCTGATTGATGGCTGGATTGTCTACAACATCGTTTGTGATCCCGCTGACATGCTGGTTATTCAGGTCTCCGAAGAGAAAGCGCGTGAACATTCCAAGAAACGCCTCGATCGCACATTCCGGTGTAGTCCGGAAGTAAAATCGCGACTCAGTCCGCGTCGTAACGACAATAACGTTCACGACCGCACCTTCCGGGCCGGTAACTATCTCAAACTGGGCTGGCCGTCAGTCAACATTATGTCGTCGTCAGACTATAAAAGCGTGGCGTTAACTGACTATGACCGCTTTCCTGAAGATATCGACGGGGAAGGTGATGCATTTTCCCTGGGTTCGAAACGTACCACTACGTTTATGTCCAGCGGCATGACTCTGGTTGAGAGTTCACCTGGACGAGATATTCGTGACACGAAATGGCGACCAAACACTGCACATGAGGCACCGCCGACTACCGGCATATTATCGTTGTTTAATCGTGGTGACCGCCGCCGCCTTTACTGGCCTTGCCCGCATTGCGGAGAATATTTTCAGCCGGAGGTTGCAAATATGACGGGCTACCGGGATTCCCTTGATCCCGTTGTGGCAAGTGAGTCTGCATATCTCCAGTGCCCGGCCTGCAAAGGCAGGATCACCGCAGATATGAAACGTGAACTGAATATCCGCCATGTCTGGTTACGCGATGGAGAAAAAATAGACCGTGATGGCAACAGATTTGGGGAGCCGCGGCGATCACGCATCGCTTCATTCTGGATGGAGGGGCCTGCGGCTGCATATCAGACATGGTCGCAGATGATATACAAATTCCTGACTGCTGAGCAGGAATATGAGTCCACCCAGAGTGAAGAGACGCTGAAAACGGTAGTTAATACCGACTTTGGTCGGCCTTATCTACCCCGAGCCAGTCTCGAACAACGTAAAAGTGAGCTGCTCGAACGACGCGCTGAAGACGTGCCGAAGCGATCTGTACCAGATGGTGTGCTCTTTATGACTGCAACCGTTGATGTGCAGGGCGGTAAATCCCGTCGTTTCGTGGTTCAGGTGACTGGCTACGGTGAGCAGGGTGAGAGATGGCTGGTCGATCGCTACAACATCCGCCAGTCTCTGCGGGCAAACGAGCACGGTGAATGTTACTCCATCGATCCGGCAAGTTACCCGGAAGACTGGGATTTACTTTTGTCTGACGTGTTCGAAAAGTCATGGCCCTTAGCGAGTAACCCTTCAAAACGCATGCGGCTCATGGCGATGGCTGTCGATTCCGGCGGTGAGGATGGTGTCACCGATAACGCCTATAAGTTCTGGCGTAAGTGCCGCCGGGATGGGCTTGGTAAAAAGATTTTCCTCTTCAAGGGCGACAGTGTCCGACGCTCAAAACTAATTACCCGAACATTTCCTGATAACACTGACAGATCAACTCGCCGGGCAAAAGCCGCTGGCGATGTGCCGCTTTACCTTCTTCAGACTGATGCGCTGAAAGATCAGGTGAATAACGCCCTGTGGCGAGAATCACCCGGCCCGAACTATGTGCATTTCCCTAAATGGCTCGGCAGCTGGTTTTACGATGAGCTGACCTATGAGGAACGTTCACCCGATGGAAAATGGAGCAAACCGGGCCGAGGTCCGAATGAAGCTTTCGATCTACTCGTTTATGCCGATGCGCTGGCCATATTGCACGGATACGAAAAGATCAAATGGCCGGATGCGCCTGAATGGGCGAGGCGGACAACGTGGATTGAAGAAAGCACGCCGGAAACTGGCGAAGCGTCACCCATGTTATCAGCAAAAACGACCCATAGCAGAAAAAAACGGAAGGCAAATAAGCCGGATGTTGAAAACAATCCGTGGACTACATCATCAGGAGGCTGGGTGTGAAACAAACCGATATTGAATCCATTATCCAGCGTTATACCGATGCGGAAATAGCTGTGCTGGATGGAAAGTCTATTACATTCAACGGACAGCAGATGACGCTGGAGAACCTGTCCGAAATCCGCAAGGGGCGTCAGGAATGGGAGCGCCGTCTTGCATCCCTGTTGGCTCAACGTCACGGGCGACCTGGTTATAAACTCGCGAGGTTTCCATGAGCCTGTTAGATGATGCGATTGGCGTCTTTTCCCCTGGATGGAAAGCGGCGCGGTTACGTTCGAGAGCAATGATACAGGCATATGAAGCTGTTAAGCCTACTCGTACGCATAAGGCCCGCAGGGAAAATCGTTCCGCTAACCAGCTTAGTCAGATGGGAGCTGTTTCACTTCGAGAACAGGCTCGCTGGTTGGATAATAACCACGATCTGGTTATTGGTGTATTCGATAAGCTCGAGGAAAGGGTAGTTGGAGCTAAAGGAATTATTGTTGAGCCCCACCCGGTACTGAATAACGGAAATATAGCGAAGAAACTTGCTGAACAAATCAGAGCGAAGTGGGCTGAATGGTCGGTCAGCCCTGAGGTCACGGGGCAGTTTACCCGCCCGATGCTTGAGCGGTTGATGCTCAGGAGCTGGCTCAGAGACGGAGAAATTTTCGCTCAGATGGTGAATGGCTCAGCGCAGGGACTTGAGCCGGTGGCTGGAGTACCATTCTGGCTTGAAGCGCTTGAGGCCGATTTTGTGCCGATGACTAATGATGAGTCCCTGCAACTTTGTCAGGGGGTATATGTAGATAACTGGGGGCGCCCGAAAAAGTACCTGGTCTATAAAAGTCTGCCTGTTACCGGCCGTCAATTGGATACGAAAGATGTCGATGCCGGGAATATGCTTCATCTCAAATTTACCCGCCGTCTTCATCAGACCCGAGGGACCTCTCTCCTTTCTGGTGTGCTCATGCGACTCAGTGCGCTGAAAGAATACGAGGATGCGGAGTTAACGGCAGCACGTATTGCAGCTGCGCTCGGGATGTACATAAAAAAAGGAGACGGGCAAAGTTTTACGGACGATACCACCAAAGACAATCGTGACGTAATGATTGAGCCAGGCATTATTTATGATGATCTGCTGCCCGGTGAAGACATCGGGATGATCAAGTCCGACAGACCAAACCCTAACCTTGAAACATTCCGAAATGGACAATTGCGCGCTGTCGCTGCCGGTGCTCGTCTCAGCTTCTCCAGTACAGCCAGAAACTACGATGGAACATACAGTGCCCAGCGCCAGGAGTTGGTTGAATCAACAGATGGTTATCTGATCCTTCAGGACTGGTTCATCGGCGCAATCACCCGGCCAATGTACCGAAACTGGTTAAAAATGGCGGTGGCTTCTGGCGAAATTAAGCTACCACGTGGGCTGGATATGGCGTCGCTTTACACCGCAGTTTATTCCGGTCCGGTCATGCCGTGGATCGACCCAGTTAAAGAGGCTAATGCCTGGAAAGCGCAAATCCGAGGTGGTGCTGCGACAGAATCTGACTGGGTGCGAGCTAGCGGACGCAATCCGGATGATGTGAAACGTCGTCGCAAGGCTGAAGTTGATGATAACCGCGAACTGGGACTGGTGTATGACACCGATCCTGCAAACGATAAAGGAGGCACCAGTGCCGAAGTCAAAGAACCGGACGCCCCGTCGTCCGAAAGCCAGCGCAAAAAGTAATTCGTGGTTTCGTATGCAGGCCAGCGCCGACAATCAGGTAGAAATTTATATCTACGACGAGATCGGCTACTGGGGCGTGACCGCCCGGCAGTTTGTTAACGACCTTAAAGCGCTTAGTGATGTGACCCATATTAATCTTCATATCAATTCGCCTGGTGGCGATGTCTTTGACGGCATCGCCATTTTTAATGCTCTTAAACATCATGGTGCGTCAATTACCGTTCATATCGACGGTCTGGCCGCGTCTATGGCCTCGGTCATTGCTATGGTAGGTAATCCGGTCATCATGCCTGAAAACACCATGATGATGATCCATAAGCCCTGGGGCTTTGCTGGTGGCGATGCCAACGATATGCGTGACTACGCAGAGCTTCTGGACAAGGTTGAGTCTGTTCTGATCCCTGCTTATGCAGAGAAAACGGGTAAGAGCCCCGATGAAATAGCGGCGATGCTGGAAGATGAAACATGGATGGACGGCAAAGAATGCGTCGCTATGGGTTTTGCCGACCAGGTCACCCCCTCTCTTCAGGCTATGGCCTGTATCCAGTCTAAACGTATTGAGGACTTCGAAAAGATGCCAAAAAATATTCGCAACATGTTAACGCCGCCGCGAGCTACCACGCAACGCGATCCCCAGCAACCACAAATGCAGCAGCCGGTGGTGAGCCAACCTTCCGTAATTGACGAAAACACCATTCGTGCTCAGGTAATCGCTGAGCAAAAGGATCGCGTTAATAGTATTAACAACCTCTTTGCGATGTTTGGTGGTAAACACGCCGAACTGCAGGCGCAGTGTGTAGCAGATATGGATTGCTCTGTCGATCAGGCTAAAGACAAACTGCTGGCGCTGCTGGGTAAAGATGCTTCACCTTCGGCGAAAACCACGCCAGCGCATATTCATGCAGGTAACGGTAATTTTGTCGCCGATGGTATTCGCCAGGCATTGATGGCGCGTGCCGGATTTGAAGATCAGGAACGTGACAATGTCTACAACGGCATGACCCTGCGTGAATATGCCCGCATGGCCCTGACTGAGCGGGGAATTGGCGTATCCAGCTATAACCCGATGCAGATGGTAGGGCTGGCGCTGACGCACAGCACCTCTGATTTTGGCAACATCCTTCTTGATGTCGCCAACAAATCGATTTTGCAGGGCTGGGACGAAGCTGCAGAAACCTTTGAGCAGTGGACAAAGAAAGGCCAGTTGTCGGACTTTAAGACAGCGCATCGTGTGGGGATGGGCGGATTCCCGTCTCTGCGTCAGGTTCGCGAAGGCGCTGAATATAAGTATGTGACTACCGGCGATAAAGGTGAAACCATCGCGCTAGCCACCTACGGAGAAATTTTTTCTATCACTCGCCAGGCAATCATCAACGATGATCTGAACCAGCTCACAGATGTTCCGATGAAAATGGGCCGTGCCGCTAAGGCGACTATCGGTGACCTTGTTTACGCCATTCTGACCAAAAACCCAAAACTCTCAGATGGTAAGGCGTTATTCCACGCAGACCACAAGAACCTGTCCACCGGTGCTATTTCCGTCAGCAGCCTGGACGATGCCCGTAAACTGATGCGCCTGCAGAAAGAGGGAGAACGATCTCTGAACATCCGCCCGGCATTTATGCTGGTGCCGGTCGCGCTGGAGACACTGGCTAACCAGACGATTAAATCAGCGAGCGTAAAAGGGGCGGATATTAACGCCGGGATTATTAACCCGATCCAGAATTTTGCAGATGTGATTGCAGAGGCCCGCCTTGACGAAGCTGACGCAAAAGCCTGGTATCTGATGGCGGCAAAAGGGACGGACACCATCGAAGTTGCGTATCTGAATGGTGTTGATACTCCTTACATTGATCAACAGGAAGGGTTTACCACTGACGGTATCGCTACAAAAGTTCGTATCGATGCTGGTGTGGCGCCGCTTGATTACCGCGGCCTGGTGAAATCCAGCGGCCAGTAATCATTACAGTTCTGAAAACGACGCCCGGAAGGGCTTTTTTTATACCTGAAATCAGCCCTACGGGGCTGACAGGAGACGTTATGGCTAAAAATTATGTGCAAGACGGCAAAACCATCCCCGTGAAAAATTCTGGTACCGAGGAAATTCTCAGTGGTACACCCGTTTCTTTAGGCGGAATGATTGCGGTTGCAATTACCGATATTCAGCCGGGTGATGTAGGCGACGGATTCGCTGAAGGTGTCTTTCTTTTACCTAAGCTGCCAGCTGATGCCGTGACCGCCGGGGAAAAGGTATATCTCAAAGCTGGAAATGTTCAGCTGGATGACACCGATGCGGTGTTAGCCGGGACTGCCTGGGAGGATGCTGCGGCAGGCGTTACCGTCCTGGAAGTCAAAATCAATGGCTAATGCCTTTGACAATATGGCTGGCAGAATGGATGAACTGACTGCGAAAAGGCTTGGCAGAACGGTGACTATTAATGTCGATGAGCATATTGCTGTTGAAAGTCACCTGCTGCCTGAGCTGGGGCCGGTCGCGGGCGATGGGATTAACCTGGTTATCTTCAGCGCAGGCTATCAGCCGGCGCGGGGAGATGAGGTTATTTATAAAAGTCAGGTTTACACCGTTACCCGATGGCTCCTCTTTAATGGTAAGCCGCAAATCTGGATTGAGGAGGTCAGAGGTGACGATTAAAGGGCTGGAAGAGCTCAGGCAGAACCTGAGCAATATCAGTAAAAATGCCATTCCTCGGGCGACATCCCAGTCCATTAACCGGGTGGCTGGAAGGGCAATCAGCCGCAGCTCTACGCGAGTGGCGAAAGAGACTAAGGTTAAGCGAAAACTGGTCATGCAGCGCGCCAAACTTAAACGGGCAAGCCCTAAAAAACCAATTGCTACCATCCGGGTAAATCGCGGCAACCTCCCGGCGATAAAGCTGGGGCCAGTACGAGTTCAACTTTCACGACGAAAGCGCGACAACGGTAGTTCTGGAAGCGTTCTGAAGATTGGGAATTTCAGCTTCCCTGGTGCTTTTGTGCAACAGCTTAATAATGGTCGCTGGCATGTTCTTCGACGAACCAGTAAATCTCGTTACCCGGTAGAAGTGGTGAAAGTACCTCTGGCCACCCCCCTGACTGCTGCATTCAAAGAAGAACTTCCCAAACTGATGGCATCTGATATTCCAAAAGAAATGATGGCTGCGATCAAAAATCAGATAAGGCTGGTGACAAAATGATTCACCCGCAAGTACGAAAAGCTGTTCTGGATAAACTGAAGTCAATCAACTCCGGAAAAATATTCTGGTATGACGGTCGGCCAGCTTTCCTGGCTCCAGAAGAGTTACCCGCGGTCGCAGTATATCTTACTGATGCAAAGGCGACGGGCGGCAGTATTGATGAGGAAGAGTGGGAGGCTGTCCTTCACATTGAAGTATTCCTTAAAGCAACTGCTACCGATAGCGAGCTGGATAAATGGATGGAAACCCGCATCTATCCGGCCATGGCTGACGTTCCTGAGCTTGCCAGTATCGTTGAAACCATCAGCGTTGCCGGGTACGACTACCAACGTGACGATGAAGCCACTACATGGGGCTCCGCCGATCTCCAATATTCCCTGACTTATATTATGTGAGGACTATATGCCAACTCCAACACCTACCACGCCGACGAAAGGTGCCGGGACAACTTTTTGGATTTATACCGGAACTGGTGATCCCTACGATGATCCGTTAAGTGATGTCGGCTGGACACGAACGGCAAAGGTTAAGGAATTAACACCTGGGGAACTGACTGCAGAGTCATATGATGATTCCTACATTGATGATGATGCGCCTGACTGGGATGCAACAGCTCAGGGTGTTAAGTCAGCCGGTCAAACCAGCGTAACACTTGCCTGGAAACCTGGTGAATCTGGCCAGAAGGATCTGGTTGACTGGTTTATGAGTGGTGATGAAAAATCTTACAAAATTAAATATCCAAATGGGGCAGTTGATGTTTTCACCGGCTGGGTAAATAGTTTGGGTAAGACTATTTCACGAAACGAAGTTATTACCCGTAGTGCACAAATCACCAATAAAGGTAAACCTTCTCTGGCTGAAGATAACGCTTCGACTAACCCTTAATATATTCGTCAGCGGTGCTAAGGCACCGCGAAAGGTAATGAAATGACTTATCTTAAAAAAGACACGTTAAATCCCGATGGTGAGAGTATTTTACTGTTTGAGTTATCGGCTTACAGTAGAATGCAATATATTGAATTTATGGTTGAAGAGCGGAAGTCATTACCGTCAGAGGAAAGTACACCTGAAGAAAACTTTAAATTAGCCACCTTGTTGACTATGCGTGATCAGGCCATGCTCGTTGCATTATCCTTGAGCGAGGCGGATGAAGAGCAACGTGAAGGGAAAGATATTTTCCCTGAAATTATACGAAAATATCCACCAGGGTTATTGGGCAGCGCTGCATTACTTGTGCGTATGCTTTCAGGGATGATCCCACCAGTTAATAATGACCCTGAGAAAACTGAAGAAGAGGAAGAGCCAGATTTGGAAAAGTCCTGACCCGCTCACGTCGCTTTGCTATGCGATTAGCCAGGGAGTTTGGACGGCCAGACTGGCGCGCAATGCTTTCGGAAATGTCTTCCTCTGAATGGTTCGAATGGATTGAGTATTACCAGGATAATTGTTTTAGCGACGACCTCCTGGACTCTCATTTTGCCAATCTTAGTTATCTTGCTGTCAGTCTTTTCACCGATCCGGATAAACACGGAATTACCTCACTTGATTTTAGTTTGTTATCAAAACGTGAGGGAGAAAGTGAGTTTGATTCAGACGAGCAACTTATGTCGATAGCCGAAAGCATTCCTGGAGGAGTTCGCTATGTCCCAGCCAGTGGGTGATCTGGTCGTTAAAATTGACGGCGATAGCGCAAAATTTGATGAGGAAGTTGCTCATCTGAATAAGCAGCTGAGCGGGTTAGGTAGAGCCGCGAACGACAGTACAGCCCAGGTCACCGCAGCTTTCACGCGGCAGGAGCGTGCTGCAAAACGTGCCGGTATTTCAATCGGCCAATACAATAATGCAATGCGCATGTTGCCTGCGCAGCTTACTGATGTCGCAACTCAGTTAGCTGGTGGGCAGAGCCCATGGCTAATTTTGCTCCAGCAAGGCGGTCAGGTTAAAGACTCATTTGGTGGCCTGATCCCAACATTTCGAGGATTACTTGGAGCTGTAAGTCCGTTGGCCGTTGGGGTTGCAGCTTTGACCGCCGCAGGTGCCGGAATTGGATATATCTTCTATCAGGGAACGTCAACCCTTTCCGATTTTAATAAGACGTTGACGCTATCAGGTAACACGGCTGGTCTGACTACCGACAGAATGCTGGCACTGGCAAAATCGGGACAGCAAGCAGGACTCACCTTTGATCAAACCACTGATTCTCTGACTGCATTAATTAATGCTGGCGTGGGGGCGGGTGCGCGTTTTGATGAACTAAGCCAGTCAGTTGCAAAATTTTCTACGGCATCTGGTATCCCCATTGAAAAGGTTGCGGAAGCGTTCGGGAAACTGACCAATGACCCGACGTCCGGCCTGATTGCGATGGCGCAACAATTTCATAATGTGACAGCCGAGCAGATTGATTACGTTGCTCAGTTACAACGTTCAGGAGATGAAGCCGCTGCACTTCAGGCGGCTAATGATGCGGCGACGAAGGGATTTAACACCCAGACTCAGAGCCTGATCGATAACATGGGGACGATTGAGCGCTCTGCTGATTCGTTGAAACGTGCGTTTAAATCCATGTGGGATGCTGCTCTGGATTTGGGGCGGCCTGACACCGCAGGGGAGATGGTAAGCAAGGCGCAATCAGCTTTTAAGCAGGCTGATGACATCTGGAATCTCAGGAAAAATGATCGCTATGTAAACGATGAAGCCAGAGCCCGTTTCTGGAATGACAGGGAGTCGGCCCGACTGGCTCTTGATATGGCGCAGCAGCAAGCAGGTATTGCCAAAGCCAGCGCAGCAGCGGCCGAAAAGGAAGCGGAGGCAGAATCTGAAAAACAGAAATATGCCGCTCAAGCACAAGCCAATTATGCTAAATCGCAGACTGCGCTTGAAAAGTATACCGCCAGGCAGAATGAATTAAATAAAGCTCTGAAAGAAGGACATATCCTACAGGCTGATTACGCCATCAATATGGCCGCAGCCAAGAAAGAATATGAGGCCACCTTAAAAAAAACGCCGAAACCAAAAGGCGTTAAAGTTTCTGCTGGTGATCGTTCTTCTGATCAGACTGATGCCGAAACCCTGCAGTTGATGACCCAGTTAAAGTTGCTGCAACAGCATACGGGGCTTAACGATACCATCAGTCAGCAACGTAAAAATTTGTGGTCTTTACAGTCAAAATTCACGGTTATCGAAGAGGCATCGAAAACACGCGCGCTGAGCAAAGATGAACAATCTTTACTCGCCAGCAAGGATAAGGTTCTGGCGCAGGCTGAGGTTAATGCGAAACTTGGCGATCAGATCGTTGCTCAGGAACGCCTGAATAAGCTTCAGGATAACTCGTTAAAATATGTTACTCAGATGCAGGAAAAGACTGCTGCACTGACAGATAGTGCTGGGTTAAGTGACAGGGATGCACAGCGAAATAATGAGAGGGCGCAATTAAGGCAGGGCTGGAAAAACCAAGGCGGAAGCCTGGAAGATGAAGGATATCAGAAAGAGCTTTCCGCCCTTGAGGGCTATTACGCTGCGCAGGATGAAATGCGTAATAACTGGTTAGCCGGGGTTCAGTCATCATGGGAAAACTATGCTGACATGGCCACCAATTACAATCAGATCGCCGCGGATACAACCAATACTGCGCTCAGCGGAGTAACAAGCAATCTCCAGCAGGGGTTATATGACCTTGCAACTCAGTCTGAAGATGCTGGCGATGCCCTGAGTAACATGGTTGAAGGCTTTGGCAAGACAGTCATTCAGACTCTTGCCCAGCTTGCAGCCCAGTGGTTGGTATACCAGGGTGTACAGTTGCTTGTCGGGAAAACCACGCAAGCTTCGGCTATCGCCCCAATGGTTTCTAATGCGCAGGCTACGGCATTGCAGGCTCAACTGGCAGCATATGCATCCACTGCGGCTATTCCAATCGTGGGCCCGGCTATGGCTCCCGCGGCTTTGACTGCAGCTATTGGTGTCACAGAGCCTCTTGTTGCTGCGATCTCAGGATTAGCCCTTTCTGGCATGGCGCACGACGGCATTGATAAAATTCCGGAAACGGGCACCTGGCTTTTGAAAAAAGGGGAGCGTGTAACAACGGCAGGAACATCAGCAAAACTGGATGCCACTCTGGAACAGGTGCGGCAACAGCGTTCCCTTGCCGGAAACCCGCTGCATGTTGAGTTCAATAACACCTACACCGGGAAACCGGACGATGCAATGGTCCAAATGTTGGATCAGCGGCAGCGTGCATCTGAAAAAAGGCTTAAGCAATATTTTACTTCCCAGGTTATTAATCCAACTGAGAATTATGGTCGCTCACTTAAATCAGTTTATCCGGGGAGGCGTAAGAAATAATGACCGATATTTATTATCCTCATGATTGTATCCCCGGCCCCACGTACGATAATTATGGATTTGAACCGACTGATCCTATGATTCGAACCGATAGGGTGGGGGGGCTTGCCAGGCAGCGTAGAAAATATACATCAGTGCCGACTGATAATACGGTTATCTGGCAGTTTAAAACTGACGCGCAAGCACAGGCATTTGAAGCATGGTACAGGGATGTATTAACTGATGGTGTTGCATGGTTTTACATGAAATGCAAAACCCCTGTTGGCCTTAAATTTTTTAAATGTCGATTTGTAGGTATTTATAAGGGACCTGCCTTTATTAAACCCGGCCTTTGGCGTTATTCAGCAACTGTTGAGTTAAGAGAGCGTCCACTCGCTCCAGTTGGTTGGGGGAAATATCCGGAGTGGATTGTCGGGAGCTCCCTACTTGATATCGCGCTGAACAAGGAGTGGCCTAAACATGACAGCGATTAACCGCCTTTATGCGTCCTCCGGGTCGGAGGTCATCATTGGTACGTTGCAGATCGATATTGGCGGCCAGACGCATTATTTGTGTGAGGGGTATGAGGACATTACGGCGGTTACCGAGGGGGGCGAAACCGTAACGTTTATTGCCTGTGCCATTGTCCTTTCCCTTCCTGCCAGAAACGAAGACGGGACGCAGGACCTGAAGTTTATGCTGTGCAACATCGACGGCGTTGTATCCACGGCTATTCGCAAGGTCATTGATGCCATATCCACTGCCAGCATCACATTCAGGAAATACATTTCCACTGACCTTACCGCGCCAGCGGAGCCGCCTTACGTTATGCCGGTTAAAGGAGGCTCCTGGACGCCGCTTACTGTAAACGTCACTGCCGGATTTAAAAATATGCTCGATTATGCCTGGCCACGTGACAGATACACGTTGACGTACTTCCAGGGTCTCCGTTACTCCCGATAGGTTCCTTATGCTCAACATTGACAAATACCTGACTGTCCGCTGGCAGATGGGCGGCCGCACTTTTCCTGTTCTCGACTGCTACGGCATTGTACATGAGGTCCGCCGGGACCTGGAGCTGCCTGAATGGCCCGCGTTTGAGGCTGTGATTAAAGAGCGTGGAAGCTCTGAAATGGGGGAAGTCTGCGAGAGTTTTTCGCGTGACCTGACTCCCTGCAAGCCGTGCAACGGTGCGGTTGCCGCTTGCTATATGGGAAATATGATCGGCCACCTTGGTGTTGTCGTCGAAATGGAGGGAGCGCTTTACGTTATTGAATGCAATCCCCGGCGCAACGTAACCATTCTTCCCCTGGCGCGTTTTGAACGTCAGTTTCTGAAAGTGGAGTATTACCAGTGACAATCCGCCTTTACCCGTCGCGTTTGCCTGGCGAACCGCTGGAGACGCATGAACACCGGGATACGACCATACATGACTGGATGCTCCAGCATGTCGATAACTACCGTAACGATATGGTGCAGCGTGTTACGTTTGAGGTGAATGGTAAGCCGGTCCCACCGGCAGAATGGCCTTTATGCTTTATCAGTGCCGAGAGCGATGTAAAAGTCTACCCGATCCCTGGTGAGGGAGTGACGGCAACTGCTATCGCTGCCTGGGCAGCGGCGGCCATCGCTGCAGCCTCGGCTGTGTATGTGCTGATCACCATGTCGAACATGGATAAAGGCGGCTATTCATCCTCCAGTGGTCTGGGGCTGGATTTAAACCCAGTCAAAGCGAACCAGGCGAAACTTGGCGACCCAATCCGCGAAGTGTTTGGGCGTTGCCGTATCTATCCAGATTATGTCGTACAGCCAGTGACGCGCTTTAATCCTGATGATCCAACGCTAATGACTGTCGAAATGATGGTTTGCCTTGGAAAGGGGAATTTCGCGTTTACAAATGGTGATATCCGTGTGGGTTCAACACCTATTTCAGCATTAGGGGACTCGTTCAGTTACAACGTTTATTCACCAGGAGCAGATGTTTCAGGAGATCGGCGAAGTGAAAACTGGTTCAACTCGACAGAGGTAGGTGGTACTTCCAGCGGGAGTGGGCTTGATATGGCCCAGACCTCGCCAGATTCGACAGATATCAACGCCGACAGTATGACCGTTTCTGGCGCATCCGTGACGTTTAACGGGCTGGATGATGGCAACGATGATGACGATGAAGGCAATGCGTTGCCTGAGTCGTGGGTTGAGGGGGTCATTGTTACGATCGTCGCCCCGATGAATTTTCTGGTTTCAACCTCGTCGGGATATAGCGTTCTCGCCAGTAACTCTCTGGGTGAAATTAATCCCTATCCGGGGATGCCGGTTACCCTGGAAATTAACGGCACTGAATACGAACTGGTTATTGCAACTTATACGGCAAAGCAGGACGCGATACCCGGGGTGGGTGGAAATGCGGCCAGCCTAAAAGCAAATGCCTCCCCATCAACATATGATTACTCCGGTACCGGCCAGACTTTTACGATCACCTGGCAGGGACATGAGTACACTATTTCCCTCGTTGCAGACTATGTGAATATGCCCGGCCTGCTGGCGGTGATAAACGATGGCCTGACCGGGTCAGGATTACTGGCGCAGGATAGCGGCGGTGTTGTGCTGATTGCTGAGGCATCAAGCCCCTGGCTCGGAGGAAACATTACCTCATCATCTCTACCGGTAGCCGTTTTTGGTGACAGTCCTGTATTTACCTCCGGCACCGCGTCCAGCGGAGGCAGTCCGGCAATAACTGCTAACGTTACGCTGGCGTATGGGAGTGCAACCGGAGTGGCATTTTCCGGGATACCGGAGGGAACACAACGCCTGGCGCTGGCTCACCGTGGCAACGAGTACCGCATTGCGGATGCGGACGGTACGACCGCAACGGTTCAGCGGCTGATTGATGGAGTGGTTGATCCTTCCTGGTCTGGCTTCTCACCCCGCACGATGATTGACTATCAGGCTACAGGGATCAGCGACAACAATACCTGGATGGGGCCGTTCCTTGCCTGCCCGGAATCTGAAGTGGTGGACGCTTTCGAGGTGAATTTCTCCTTTCCGTCTGGCATTTGCGGATTCGACAGCAAAGGCAAAAAACGCATCAGGCATTGTGAGTGGGAAATACAGTACCGTGTTTATGGATCTGGCTCTGGCTGGACGAGCAGGCAGGGGGTTTACGCGCTTAAAAATATCAACGGGTTGGGTTTTACAGAGCGTTTTGATCTCTCTTCTCCTGGGCTGGTTGAGGTGCGCTGCCGCCGCCGCAATGAGCAGGGTAGCAATAACGCGCGTGACTCGATGTACTGGCAAGCGTTGCGTGGTCGCTTGTTGGCTCGGCCAACATCCTATGCTGGCGTCACCCTGATGGGGGTTACGGTTGAGACGGGGGGCAAATTGGCGGCTCAGTCTGACCGGCGCGTAAACGTTGTGGCCACGCGCATTTATGACTCTGGCGTAGCCCGTAGTATCTCTGGTGCGCTTTATCACGTCGGCCGTTCTCTTGGTATGGAAATGGATACTGAGGCAATAGATGTCCTGGAGCAGACTTACTGGACCCCGAACGGTGAGTATTTCGATTTTGCCACCGGTGACAGTATTTCCGCGCTGGAAATGCTTCAGAAAATCGCTGCAGCTGGTAAGAGTTATTTTCTGCTAAATACCCAGTCTGTTGCATCAGTGGGTCGTGAAGGCGTTAAACCCTGGACCGGGGCTATCACCCCTCACGAGATGGTATCCGAGATGCAGACCGATTTCAGCACGGTGACTGACGACGATTACGATGGTGTTGACGTAACCTATATCAACGGCTCGACCTGGGCAGAAGAGACGGTGCAATGCCGTCTGCCTGGCAACCCAACGCCGCTGAAAATAGAGGCATACCGGGCTGATGGTGTAGGCAATCCTGATCACGCATACCAGATAGGTATGCGCCGACTGAGAAAATACCAGCTGCAGCGCATGACGCATAAAACGACGACTGAACTGGATGCGCTCTGTTACAACGTTGGGGATCGTATTGTGTTGACCGATGATATCCCTGGCAGCAACACCATTTCGTGTTTGATTGAGTCGATGACTACTGCTGGTGGGGTGACCACATTCGATGTGTCGGAGCCGCTGGACTGGACTTTTGCAAATCCACGCGTCTATCTGCGTTATCAGGATGGAAAAGCATCACGGCTGTTTGAAGCATCACCCACAGGCGACAACTATCAGGTATCCGTCCCGTATCAATCTGAGTTCGCCGATATCCTGCTGGATGATCCGATAATTGAACCTCCCCGGTTAATTTTCTGTAGTTCTGAGAGCGACCTGTATCACGCCATTGTGTCCGAGATAGTGCCACAGGACGATGGAACCTGCGAGATAACTGCCCGGCAATACCGCGCTGAATTTTATGACTACGACGACGCCACATACCCCGGCGACGTCGCGTAATACCCGATAACAACCCCTAATTAACTCTTTTCGCTCAAACCCTCGTTTGGGCGAACGCCTTTTTTGGAGCAAAAAACATGGCCTTTAACCCGGAGCTGGGGAGCACGTCTCCCGCTGTATTGCTCGATAACGCCGAGCGTCTGGATAAGCTGGTCAATGGGCCAGCGACCACCGTTCCAGACCGTGCCGGGCAACCGCTGGACACCTGGCGCCAGATCGTGACGATGATGCTTGCTGCTGTCACTGATGCGCAGAACAGCATTACTGCTATTGGGCTCCCCTTTAATACGCTCTCTGATGCTCAGGCTGCAGTAGCTGCTGGAAAAATACCAGAAGGGTCCGTGACATGGGTTAGAACTACGGACAGCGCTGCCCTTGCGGATGAGTACAAAAACATAAATGGGGTTCTGACGGCTACCGGACGTCGGATGCCTTCTCAGGATGCCGTGGACGCACTTTCGCGCCAGTTGCAGGATTCGATTGTTACCGGAGATGTACCAGGGTTTTGGCTGGCACTGAAAGACTCTGCGGGCTGGATTTCATGGGGAGTGGATGATCAGGGGGGATTTGGATCACGGGCTGCCTACCTCGGGACAGACAATATTCTGGCGGGAAATATCAAAATCCTGTTTACCAATGATGTTGGGTTACGGTTTCAGGACCCCGAGGGATTCTATATCGATGTGCTGGATAATTTCGGACGCTATCTGTTGGGAGATTCAGGCGGCGGTTCTTCATCTGTTGACGAAGTCAGCATTCTGGATTTGAAAAATAAAGCTTACGCGGCGGAAGTTTCCCGGCGCGTACTGACACGGCTGAAATTTCCGACTGAGGCGTATAACCATTTTTTGATGGAGTGTCAGAGCCTTGGTATGGGGTATATGAGCTGGCCGGTTGTCAGCAAAACGCCTAAATATGATTCGCTAATGCTGGGGCAGTCTGTTCGTCCGGCGAGCACGACGAACAATGCGTTTGTTCCCCTGGGCGTAAATGCGTGGCAACCTCTGCGGGCAGTTGTACAGTCAGTCTCTGGCAGCGCCATTCTGTCCGATGCCGAGCAACTCGCGTTGGCTCGAAGCGCGGTTAATGAAGGGGAGAGTCCGATCGTTGGCGCGGTGAACGGATTCAGACGACACTTCCTTGAGGCGCACTGTCTGAGTGCTGACCCTGGTCGACTGTTTGTCGCCTCCACGGTCGGCGTGTCCGGCCAGTCAATTGCCAGCCTGATGGACGATACCAAATATTTTAATCGTGTCGTTGAATGCGTAACGAAGGCAAAGGCCCTGGCTGACAGCGAAGGGAAAACCTATTCGGTTACCGGAGTCGATTTCGTTCAGGGGCAACGCGACTATGATGACGGAACGCCTAAAGCCACATATAAATCGCAACTGGGGCAACTCTACAACAAAATCAATAATACCATTCGTGGGATCACCGGCCAGAAAGACAATCCAGCCTGGTTTATTTCTCAGACGGGATACACCTACAGTCCTAATCCGGCCACGCAGCCGGTGAACGCTGTCGAGCTTTGGGTGGGAATGGCGCAATGGGAGTTTTGTCAGGAAACACCAAACTGTTTCCTCATTGGGCCGGACTATCAGTTGCCGGATAAAGGCGGCCATCTGATGACGAACGGCAGTCGCTGGCTGGGTTGTTATTTTGCCAAAGCAAAAGATCGTGTACTGAATCAGCGGCGTCCATTCCAGCCACTCGCTCCCACGGGTATTACCTGTGCAGGTTCAGATTTTCTGTTGAGTTACTACGTCGATCATCCACCTTTAAAATTTACCAGCCCGTTCAGGAACGGAACCAGAACCCCCATCACTAATTGCGGATTTCGCGCCTGGCATAGGATTGATGCCGATCCGTCTGGTATAGGGACAGAACTGAATATCACCAGCGTTGCTGTTGCAGCCGACACGGTTATTCGCCTGACATGCGATACAGAGCCGCAGGGGAAAGTCCGGGTGGCCTATGCAACACGCCCCCAGTATGGGCAGGGTATGGTAACCGATTCTGATAATTACGTACCGGATGAAGTGTACGAATATGATCCGCAGTTCACCCAGTGGCCGGAAGAGAATATTCCGGAGCTGATCGGCAAACCCTATCCGATGGAAAACTGGTCTATTGCCTTTTCCATGACCTTCACTAAGGATGAATAAATGAGCCTGGCAATTCAGAAAGATGTCGATTTTTCTGCGGTGGCGACCGGATATTTACCTCCGGTAACTGCAGGCGTGGAGTACTTCAATTTTTTTAACAGCGAAGACTCGCAGACACGCAACCTTATCCCCAACAAGCCGACTCCTGCAAAGAACGGGAGTCCGCTCTTTAACACCAACGGACAAAGCTTCCTGCTGACCAACCTGCTTAATTTCATCAATACCGGGATAAAACTGACTGATGAAATGACCATTATTACAGTGGCAGAGCCAACCGGCGCGGATGGTAATTTCCCGACCTGGTCCACTACAGGTTCGCCGATTACAAATGGAGGGAGTTTCACGTCACAATCCTTTATGCGTCAGAGCGCCACCACGCGAAACCCAACGCTGTCGCTGAGTTATTCCACTGATGGTTTCATCACCCGACAGAACCTGTCGTATGGGGTATCGTCGGGTGTTGATAATATCAGGCTCCGTGCCATAGCATCGGCATTCAGTCAGACAGCAAAAACATCCAGCCTTTATGATCTGACGAATAATAAAAATGCCCAAGCGCCTCTGCCAGCAAATGGTGTTTATGGAAAGGCAGGTAATATCCTGCTGGGTTCGCATTACAACGCCGCAGAGAGCTCGCAGGGTAATTTGTACGCAGCCGCGATTTACAGCCGTATGCTCTCAACAGCTGAGATCAATCAGGTATATGCTGCGTTAAAAGCTTATTACTCAAAACGTGGCTTATCTACATGATATTATTCTGAAATAATAAAAATAACTGGAAATACCAGGAATTTTCTTAGAAGATACTCCATGCGCAAAGACGCACACAGCAATAATGTCATTCATCGCTTTTCCCCCGGCGTGCCTCCGGGGGATATTTTTTAACTAAACCTTCCCGCCACTGCCACCATCTCCTCCGCGATGACCTGCAGCGCAGTTTTGCTGACCAGCGTCAGATCGTCGATTCGCGCACGGTAAAACCGACCTGCAAAGGATGTGGTGTCCGCCAGGTTTGATCCGATGCCATTCAGGTTAACAGCCGCCGCCGGATAAGCGATTTTCCCCGTCCAGACCCCCTCATAAGCAAGAACACCATCCAGATAAACCAGTCCCTTTTGCTGCGTGCCATCAGCCGACTCCTGATAGCGGACGCTCAGGCAGTGCAGATTGCCGTCGGCAAGGCTGCCGATGTAATCCTTAATGCTGTAGTTAATGCCACGCACGCACACCGTCAGCGCCGTGATCACCCCAGCCGTGATGGTCGGATAGACCTGAATCAGCCGGTTTGCGGTAGTGGCGTAACTGGTTGCCCCAATCCCCACCCAGACATTACTGAAACCATTAGCACCAGCATTCGCCGGATCGATTTTCAGCCAGAACGTATGCATGTAGTCTTTCATGGCCGCTGTCGGAATAAATCCCGCCGGCAGGCGCAGGTACTGGCGCGACGTTTTATCGAAAATCAGCCCACCGGTAGTGCTGTCAAAGTTCAGGGCTACTGAACCCACGCTGGCCGGATCATCCAGAAAGCACAGATTTTTGAGCTGGGCGCCGGGAGCCAGGTTCTTCGCCCCTCCCGCCCAGTTATGTTTCACATCAATCATCCCCAGCGTACCGGCATTGATGGACGGGAAATAATATAATTTTGACCCGGTGTCATTCACCCAATCGGTGCTCTGTTCGACCTTACCCATTATTTCACCCATCCTTTATGTTTGAGAAACTGGCAAACGAAATTTGCGTTAACTTCTGCCCCGACGTACAGCGCGCCGCTCATCAGCGTCTGTGACGGATGCAGCGTGTCGTATTTCAGGGAGGCAGGTGTGGTGTCGTCGGCGATATTCTGCACATCGGTTGCATTCGCCGGGTTGTAGTGGTTTTTGAAGTTCTGCAGCAGATCAACGCCATCAATTTCACAGTAGTACTCCGGCAAGGCCGCTTTGAGCCCTGCGTTAATGGCATGAATACGCTGATAGCCAGCAGAACCTCGGGTTTCATCACCGCGTGTAAACTGAGGGCAGATACAGGGCAATTTCCCGATCGGCTTGAGATAATTGACGGTATTAATTACGTTATTTACCACTTCGCTGACGCTGGTTGTGTTGTTACGACCGCAGGTCAGGATCAGAATTGCTTCATCGTGCTCAGGATACAGCACGCCTGCAGGCATCGAGCCCAGCACGTCAGAGGTGGTATAAGGGTAAACAAAGAGCGGTGTCAGCACGCTGACAGTCTTTGCACTGCCCGCCGTATTACGGGTAAAGCTGGCCTGCACGCCATCCCAGTTAAACGTTCCGTCTACGCCAGCCAGCTGGCATTTTATGGCCGCCATTGCCCCGTTTGATGCAGAGGCATGGGGTCCCGGTACGTTCGGTATCAGGTTGACCGTCCCACTGTCCGGGATTACTCCATCCACCGGCATACAGTAAAAAGGATCGCCCCCCTGACGGGCAGCAACAGCGGTGCTTCTGAGCCCTGATTTGCCAAAGTTGTAGGCGGGTAAACCTGTCAGAGCATGGAGGGTATTCATAAAAACGGGGTTTTCCATGAACGAATCGCCCCAGCCCGCCAGGACGCGCCGGGAAATGACAGGATGAATTTTGCCGCTCTCAGCCAGATAATATTTCCCGCCGGGTACGCTGCTGTCCCTGTCCGAAGTCCAGGAAAGCACACCGCCGCCATCAACTACCGGGTCCGTTTCATTTGCGGTGCCATCAGTCACCTGCGACAGCTGGCCGGTCTGGTTATTCAGCAACATGATCTGGCTTTTCCCGTCCACCATTTCTGTGAACGGGAGCCGTGTTTCCGTGCGTCTGGCGATCACGTCCCGCAGGTCTTCACCGTCGAGGCGGATTTTTTTTGCACTGAGTTCAGGCACTGACAGGGGCAACAGCAAATAGCTGGTACCTTCACGGGTATAACCCTGAATATTTCCTGATTTATCCAGCCAGATATTGTCGTAGCCTGCCCAGCCCTCATACGCGCCGCCGGGTTGAAATGCCTCCGGGTCCAGGAATTTGCTGGACTGAGCCAGGCCAAGCAGGTTCGTGGCGAGGACAGCCGGGGGAATAGCAGCCGGATCGACGGCGATACCGTCAACAAGAACGGTGTCTGCCTCCAGTGTCGGGACCCGAACAGGCAGGAAGTACTGCCGCACGCCATCCTTTATCCAGTACTGCAGGTTATTCTCAGCATCGATAAAGATATCTTCAGCGTTGATCGCTTCGTGGGGCGTGCCTGTTACCCCGGCCTTAAAAAAACGTGTGGTGTCAGCCAGGGGGAGCAGAAAACCGAGAGACTCAGTCAGCTGGTTTAGCAAATCCTGAGACGGCATTTTGCGTCCGGTAGGCTGAGCTGTACCAGAAACATTCCTGTATTCAACAGCGAGCGCGCTGTCGTCAGTGCTCCTGACGTAAAAATATGAACCAGCGGGGATCGTTCCGTTATTAATCGCCGCCTGCGCATCGGCCTCTGTGGCGTATTGTTCACCGAGGGGGATTAGCGTCAGACGAATGGTTTCCATCGCTGCTGCAGAACTCTCCAGGATGGCGGCGATGATTTTTCGCCAGGAATCCAGCGGTTGCCCGGCACGGTCGGTAACGGTGCCCGCGGGCCCATTGACCAGCTTATCCAGGCGCTCGGCGTTATCGAGCAACACAGCGGGAGACGTGCTCCCCAGCTCCGGGTTAAAGGCCATGTTTTTTGCTCCAAAAAAGGCGTTCGCCCAAACGAGGGTTTGAGCGAATGGCCGCAGCTTTTTACAATCAGCTATTTCAAGGAGTTAGATTGTGCTGATTGGCTATGCGAGGGTATCAACCGGGGATCAAAACCTCGATTTACAGAAAAACGCGCTGATCCGCGCAGAATGTGAGCTGGTTTTCGAGGATATGGCCAGCGGGAAGAACGCCCGGCGGCCAGGGTTAAAGCGAGCGCTGCGGCGGCTCCGCCCGGGTGATGTGCTGGTGGTCTGGAAATTGGACCGGCTGGGCCGCAGCGTGCGCGATCTGATTACGCTCGTGTCGGAGCTGCAGGCGCGCGGGGTGAATTTCCGCAGCCTGACCGACTCGATCGACACTTCGACGCCAGCAGGGCGATTCTTCTTCCACGTCATGAGCGCCCTGGCGGAGATGGAGCGCGAGCTGATCGTCGAGCGTACCCGAGCCGGGTTAGCCGCAGCGAGGGAGCAGGGGAGAGTCGGAGGCCGCCGCCGGGTAATGACTGAAGAAGTGGTGGAGCGGTGCCGCAGAATGCTGGAGAACGGCGCTACTCGGCAACAGATCGCAGATGTGATAGGCGTAGATGTGAAGACTATTTACAAAAATTTGCCGGTACAATGCGGCGATAAAAAATCCCCTTGAGCAGGCACACTCAAGGGGAAAATACTACATAACATCATTGCTGTGTGCGTCTTTGCGCTCGTCTAGCTTCCAAGAAGATGCCTAAAGCTTCCAGATATTTCTGGTCTGAGCTGTTACATCATGGAGTAGGTGCCGATGTGATAGGTTAAGAGCGAAGATGATCTGTAAGTATCTTCCGACGTCGAGGAGCAAGGACCATGAATTTGGGTCTATACCATCCCAATTCATATATTCTTTGTAAGTCTATGAAATATTGAGCAGAGTATTCTGCTCGAAATGAACCATATGGAATAGCCAAAGGCTAAAATGCCCAGCGTAAAAACAACAATCAGTAAGTCCGTCTGTGACATCTTATATCCATTTTGCAGTAGCAGGTTTTGAGAAAAGATAGTTCAAAGCTGGCATATAGACAACATAATCACTAAGTGAAACCAATATCAGGGGCTCAAAGGTGACTGGTTTCCTCCCTCTGTGCTCCTGATTGATAGTTGAAACCTCTATTGATCAGATTAGTGAATGAAACTACTGTATATAAAAACAGTATTTTGTGAGCGAGTTTATTATGCAGTTCTACACGCCCGTTGAGTTACGCCAGATCATGCTGCTCCCGTTGTACAGTGACCTTGTGCAGTGCGGCTTTCCTAGTCCAGCGCAGGATTATGTTGAGCAGCGTATCGACCTGAACGAGCTGCTGGTTAACCACCCCAGCGCGACGTATTTTGTCAAAGCTGCCGGTGATAGCATGAAAGATGCGGGCATTGGTGAGGGGGATCTTCTGGTCGTGGATAGTTCAAGGACCGCAGTCCATGGTGATATTGTCATTGCCGCTGTAGATGGGGAATTCACGGTTAAGAAGCTGCAGTTGCAACCGCGGGTTCAGCTTAACCCAATGAATAGCGCGTATTCCCCAATAGTCGTCGGTAGTGAGGATACTCTCGACGTGTTCGGCGTCGTAACTTACATCATCAAATCGGCTGGCTAAGATGTTTGCGCTTTGCGATGTGAACTCCTTTTACGCATCGTGTGAGACGGTGTTTCGTCCTGACCTGAAAGGGCGGCCAGTAGTCGTCCTTTCCAATAACGACGGGTGTGTGATTGCTCGTTCCGCTGAGGCGAAGCCCTTCGTCAAAATGGGGGAGCCGTACTTCAAACAAAAGGACATGTTTCGCCGGCACGGCATTGTCGCGTTTAGTAGCAACTATGAGCTCTATGCCGATATGTCCAATCGTGTGATGACCACGCTGGAAGAGCTCTCTCCGCGCTGCGAAATTTACAGTATCGATGAGGCATTTTGCGATCTGACTGGAGTTCGTAACTGTCGCGACCTTACCGACTTCGGCAGGGAAATTCGCGAGACGGTTCTGCGCCGGACGCACCTCACGGTCGGCGTCGGCATAGCCCAGACTAAAACCCTGGCGAAGCTGGCCAATCACGCCGCGAAACAGTGGCAGCGGCAGACCGGAGGCGTGGTTGATTTGTCGAACCTGGAACGGCAGAGGAAGTTGATGTCTTTGCTGCCGGTGAATGAGGTTTGGGGAGTTGGGCGCCGTATCAGTAAAAAACTGGAGTCCATGGGGATAGACACGGTGCTTAAGTTAGCCGATACGGACATTCATTTTATCCGGAAACATTTTAACGTCGTGCTGGAAAGAACTGTGCGGGAGCTACGCGGCGAGCCATGTCTTGAGCTTGAGGAGTTCGCGCCGGTAAAGCAGGAAATTGTGTGCAGCCGTTCTTTCGGTGGCCGCATCACTGAATATCATGAAATGCGACAGGCGATATGCAGCTATGCATCGCGCGCAGCCGAGAAACTTCGCGGCGAGCATCAGTATTGCCGGTTTATCTCAGCTTTTGTCAAAACCAGCCCCTTTGCGCTCAACGAGCCATATTACGGCAACAGCGCATCTGTAAAGCTGCTAACGCCAACCCAGGATAGCCGGGACATAATTACCGCGGCGATGACATGCCTCGATGCAATATGGCGAGACGGGCATCGCTACCAGAAAGCAGGGGTGATGCTTGGCGATTTCTACAGTCAGGGCGTAGCGCAGCTCAACCTGTTTGATGACAACGCACCACGAAAGAACAGTGAAAAGCTCATGGAAGTACTCGACCATCTCAATGCGAAAGACGGAATAGGAACTCTGTATTTTGCAGGGCAGGGGATCCAGACTGCCTGGCAGATGAAACGAGAAATGCTATCCCCGCGTTATACTACGAGGTTCTGTGACCTGCTCAAAGTTAGATGATTCGGTCATTAACGGTAGTGGTTATGCTGCTACTACAGTCCGGTTAGAGCGATGAGCGGACGTTGAGGCACCTGATAGATCGTCTCAATTTTCAACTTTTCTGACCCGTAGTGTCTGGAGCAGCAAATCGTACAAACTATCCACTGTAGGAGAACCATGAGAAGCACGGCTTCTGAACAATGAGACTTCCATCGGTTCAAGGTGACCTGTCCCCAGTGTTAGATACAGCCGTCAGTTAGTAATGTCGTTTTCTTTAACTACACATTTTCAATTTTGCCACTATGCTGCAAACTCCGATTATCTTACGCTGATCGTGCCGAGTCGTTGGATTCAATGCGGCATTTAATGTGTTAGGCTCTATGAATGGTTCTTGTTCCTTTTTACTTCTTACAATAGACTGTGAGGTAGTCCCGCATGATGTCCAGCTCTGGAGCCTACGGGCCACCAAAGAGTAGGGACACAACTGAGAAGAGAACTGTTATCTGATATAGGTTGTTTAGTTCAAAAGATGAATGCATGATATAACCTATCTATATCGCCTTTGAAAGTGAGAAAAAAGTGGATAGATTGTACGAACTGGGAAAAAGATTTGATAGATTATTATACATGAGTATTGTTGTTGTTATTTTTAGTTTCCTCACCTGCTCTTTATTAATCACATTAAGCAGCCAAAATCTATTTGCTTTAATAACCTCATACAAAGATATAAAACAGCAAATTGAAACAAAAAGAATTAAAATAGAATTTATCGAAAAACAAATTGCAGCTATTAATGAAAACGTGTCGGATATTCTAGATTTTCGAAAAAGAATTAATAAATCAGAGGAGGATACAGAAAGCTATAAATCAAGAATCGAAAATGAATTTTTTTCCATTAGTAAAAAAACAATAAATGAGAGCTTGATTGAAATAAACCTTGATGAGGTGAGCTCAATTAACGAGTTAAATTACTTCATGTACAATCTGTTGAAAAAAGAGATTGAAAAATCAAGTATGGGTTATATTGTAAGGGATAAAATAGAATCGGCCCTCCCTGAAAAAAATAAAATCGCAAACTATCATGATGCAATGAACTGGTTGGATGAAAAAATAAAGGACGAGAGCAATTCAAAAATAGAGATAGTCAATATAGAATCAACCTTAATTATCCCATTTAAAATAGGTGACATGGCATCTAGTGTATCATTGATAAGCATTGCAAAAATAGCTAGTTATGTTATGCCTGTATTCATGGTTTTTTGGTTTGGTTCACTGTTCGTCACGCGGAGAATAGAGATGATGAATCTTATTAAAATAAAGGATGTATCATTGAT